TAGAAAAGCTGCTCCCAGCTCCGCTACTAATTCTTCAAAGGCATATTTAGGTGATCCAAATTTATTCCCTAGCTCTCTGTTTAATCTTTTCTCCGCTCCGCTCCAATGAGTGAGCTCATGTAATAACGTCGCATAATAAGCCGCTTCACTATTAAAGCTGGTTTTATTTGGCATTGCAATGAAGTCACCAGAGCTGGTGAAATAAGCACTATTACCCCCGTGCTTTACAGTTGCACCAGTTTTAATTACATGATCTTCAAGAGCGGGAATAGGGTTAAAAACCTTATCATTGTTATCTGGTTTTACATAAGTAAAGTTTTCAACCTGGTCAGCATTGAAAACGTAATAAGTTTTAATACAAGGGTAAGCGCTCTTTTGAATATCTCCGTTAGGTTTAATATCCTCTTTTACTACTGGAGTATAAAAACATATTTTAGTGCCCTTTTCTCCCTTTTTTACGGGTGATCCGATCTCGTTCCATTGTTTAAAACTTGCCCAATATGGCGTAACGTATCCGCTTAGGTGACCAGAGAACGATAAGATAAAGCGATTGATCCCGTTGTATTCGTTCTTAGTTACTAGGTTTATATCGGCGCTTGAATCACTATGCCAGGGCTTTATCCAGGGGATAGCTCCGCTCTCTAGCTCTTTGACGATCTTGTCTGTTACCTCTTGATAAATTGCATTCATGTTAAATTTTCCTATTGTTAGTAAGTGATATGACATATAAACATATAAGTATATATTTATATAAGTATTGTAACGTATGAACATGAGAAAAGTAAACATATAAGTATATATATCTGTATATATATTTTTTTTATATAGTTAAGTTATATCTATAGTTATTCTATATATAGGGGTTTTCTATAGCTTTTCTATATATATATGTAAGCCTGGTAATTTTGGGTAAGTTTGACCAGATCGTCAACTTCCCACGCTATGACTAAATATAAGTATATGGCACCCATATAAGGATATAAACATATCATATAGGTACATATGAGATATAGTATAGGTTAACCCTAAAGGGTTAACTATAGATATAGAACATATCTATATAGATATAGATATTAGTATAGGGTACTAGGGTTTATATAGTTATATCTTGTTGATGTAGCGCAGCTGGTTCGTTGAGTTGGGTTTGAGTTTGGTTAGGAAGGTGCCCCATACCAAGTTCCCCCCAAAAAAAATATGGGTTTTTCGATATAGTAGAAATAAACTATAAAATATAGTGTATATTGATAACTGGTTATATTTAATAAGGGGTTTATATGTCAGATATTGTGATAGAAAAGAATGTAGAGATACCAGAGGCGAGAATCAGAAACAATCATCCATATAAAGAGATGGAGATAGGTGATTCATTCTTTGTAGAGAATGGTAAGTTAGCAAGGGTATGCAATAACAACTATCGGATGCAGAAGTTGTTGGGATGTAAGTTTATTGCCAGGTCAGAACAGTCTGGTGATGTGAAAGGGGTGCGAGTATGGAGAACCGAGTAGATCCTATCCTTGAAAACTTAGGTACTGCCCCAGATGACTTGAAGAAAGCGTACATTGAGCGGGTGTGGAACATGACGAAAAGTGAACTGTTCAATGAGTTGATGCGAGTACAGGCGGAGAGTGCCAAGATAATTACCGCCTCTCATAACGAGATTGTGCGCTTGCAAGGGGTGTTGAGAGAGTTAGAGTCTGGTAGTGGGTTACATTAAGCCAGAGGGCATTGAGAAGGTTTGGGAAGAACAGTTATTAGCAAGCCGTCGCATCCTCAAGACCGAGATGTTAAATGTCTTGCATTGTGAGTCAAAAGAAGATAAGAAGGCACTATATCAGCGTTGGAAAGCAGAGTATTCGGAGTTGATGGTGCAAGACTTAGTGAAGTGTGCCAAAGATCGTAAGAGTTGTTTAATGGCGGCTAATTGGAATTTAGATAATTTTGAACCAAACAGAAGAAAAAAACATGAGCGGATTTGATTTACCTAACTTTTACAAATTCTGTAATCAACTCAAGATTGAAACCAAAGAACAAGGGCTGCGCAAGATGGATAAATTGCTTGGCACCCAGACCTATGTGATGAATGAGATTGACAAGGGGTTGAAACAAGGGATTCATTTTTATGTCATTCTCAAGGGTCGGCAGCTAGGAATTACCACTATCTCGTTGGCACTCGACTTGTATTGGCACTACATCCATAACGGCTTGAACGGCACCCTCGTTACAGACACCGAAGAAAACAGAGATATGTTTCGAGGCACGCTCGGTGGTTACATGGACGGGTTACCCAAAGAATACAAGATTCCAATTCTCACCCATAACCGCAATAGCTTATCCCTCAAGAACCGTAGTCGTATCTTTTACCAAGTGGCTGGATTACGAGCAAAGGGCTCTTTAGGTCGTGGTAAAGGGATAACCTTCTTACACGGTACAGAAACCTCGTCATGGGGCGATGAGGAGGGTCTAGCATCACTTTTAGCTTCTCTTGCTGAAACCAATCCCAAGCGTTTGTATATCTTTGAAAGTACCGCTCGTGGATTCAACATGTTTCACGACATGTATGTGGAAGCCAAGAAAGCCCGCAGTCAAATTGCTATCTTCTGTGGCTGGTGGCGCAATGAGCTTTACATGGCTGATCCTAACAGTGACATTTATCGTGTGTACTGGGATGGCAAATTAACGGGCGAAGAAAAGGAATGGACGAAAGACATTAAAAAGTTGTACGGGTTTGAGATTAATTCCCGTCAAATTGCTTGGTGGCGGTGGAAGCTCGCAGAAGGTATTCGAGATGAATCACTCATGTATCAAGAGTTTCCCCCTACTGAAGACTACGCTTTTGTGATGACGGGAACCTCGTTCTTTAGTAACTCCCGTTGCACCGATGCAGTCAAAGCCCTTCGCAAGAAAAACCCAAGTTATTATCGGTACAGTTTTGGGGCAAACTTTCAAGACACCAACGTGTTGAAATCAACCGAAAGGTTAGCTTCTCTCAAGGTGTGGGAAGAACCAATTGACACCGCCTACTACGTCATTGGTGCAGATCCCGCCTACGGCTCAAGTGATTGGGCAGACCGCTTTTGTATTCAAGTGTTTCGGTGCTATGCAGACGGCTTAGAGCAAGTTGCCTCGTTTGCCACGAGTGAGCTCAACACCTATCAATTCGCATGGGTCATCTGTCACTTGGCGGGTGCGTACAAGAACTCGACTTTAAACCTTGAGGTCAATGGTCCAGGACAAGCGGTCATCAACGAGATGCGCAATCTCAAGCGCATGGCTGCCAACATGGGTACGGCACTCGGTAAAGACTTGCTGGATGTGTACGGCAGCATGCAAAATTACATCTGGCGGCGCAACGATACAATGGGCGGTGTGTCCAACTCAATTGGTTGGTTGACAACCAGTGCCACCAAAGAACGGATGTTAACGTACATGAAAGATTATTTCGAACGAGAGATGATGAATATCTACGACATGGATACCATTGAGGAAATGAAAACCATGACTCGTCAAGATGGTGGTATTTATGCCTCTGGGCGCAACAAAGATGATCGGGTCATCGCCGCTGCCTTAGCGACTGCTGCGTTTGCCGAACAGGTCCAGCCCCGCATGATTGCACAGAAAATCACCCGTAGTATCAGCAAATTGCAAGAGGAATTTACACCAGAACAGTTGGCGGTGGGTAGAAACGTGTCAGATTACCTTAAACGCATAGGAGTGTACGGCAAATGATGGAAAAGTATAAAACCATCCCGCAAAAAGAATTACTGCATATTATGAAACGGTTTTTAGCCAATCGTAAGAGAGGGATTAGCAAAGAATTGTTTTGCGAGTTGGCGGGGATTAGTCGAGCGCAGTTATTTAAAGTTTTTGTGTCGGAAGACTTGCCAATGACCATTTATGTGCAAAAAAGAGTCAGTAAAGCGTATTTAGAGTTTAAAAATGGGGAAGTTGGGGTGTACATGAACCGTGACAAATCAAAATTTGTACAATATCGTAAAGAAGCAATCCCACCGATGCGCAAAGGAAATAGGATTGAGCTAGTCAACGGCAAGATTCAATTAAAAATAGGAATCATCAATCGCAACGATTATTCGAATCAAACACTTGACGAACAGTTGAAAGGGGAGAAAAATGGCAGTATTATCTGATTATAAATGTGAGAAACACGGTTACTTTGAGAGTCGTAAATCAGAATGTCCAATGAAAGGTTGTGACAGTGAAGTTTATCAAGTCTTTTTACAAGCACCTGGTTACGTTACCAGCAAAACGAAAGCTACCGATAAGCGGGTCAAGCAACTTGCCATTGACTTTGACATGTCCAATATTAAGTCTACCCGTGAAGGCGAGAACCAAGCTGGATACCTCAAACGCAAGAACAAACTCTCCGACAAAGAATTTGCCCAAGCAAACGAAATGGTGGCAGAGAAAAACAGAGCTTATCAAAACAAATATCCGAATGTTCAAAATGCGCCAGAAGAATCCAACGAACCTAAACTGCGAGATTCCGTCATCTGGGGCGGTGGTGGACAAAAGATGGGCATGAATATGGAATCCGTTTTAAAAGGTCAATTCAATCGCCCTGTCGGTGCGCAGCTCGGAGTTGAGCCTGAACTCACTTCGTTTGCACCTTCCCAAGCGGGAATTAAATCGGGCCCTAAAACGGCAAGCTATATTGCTGACCCAGATAACCTAAAGATTAAATAATGAAAATACCTAAACCCCCTTTAGAACGTGAAGATTTTTATTTGGACATTATTCAAAAATGTTTAGTGTCCAGAGATACCCGTAAGGGGGACTATACTAATTTACGCTCGTTTTATTTGTTTGGATCAAATCCCGAAGAACCACCAGCGTATTTTAATAAAATTAATCCACACATTGATCAACTTACTTCTTTCTTGTATTCAAGCGAAACCACAAGGTTTTCAATTCAGTTAGGTGCTTCTGTCCCCGCAACAGAACATCGCAAAACCCCTAATCTGACCACCGCCTTGAATGATGAATGGCTCAACTCCAATGCCGACCAAGTGTTCTCGACTGCATTAACATGGGCGTTGGTGTACAACAGTACCTTTATCAAACTGGTGTATCGCAAGGGTATTCAGATTTACATGATTGAACCTTCCTCGATGGGGGTGTTGCGTGAGGATAGTCCTTATGCAGACCGCCAAGAAGCAATGGTGCAAACGTATTACATCACCCGCAGTGAACTCTTAGACCGCCTGTATAGCCATCCACAACGTGAAGCCATCATGAAACGGGTGACAACGGGTGTGCGAGTAGCAGAATCCGATATTCCAGAGGGCGTAAACCGCATTATTACATCCCAATCCAATCCTGTTTTAAGTGGTAACGTCAATTTAGAACTCTACGGCACCAATCGGTACAAAGCACAAGTGGCTGAAGACATGGTAGAGATGAGAGAGTTATGGATTTGGAATAGTGAAACCAGTGATTATCAAGTTGTGACTATGGCAAGTCCTGGTGTGTTACTTTACGATCGACCTGGCGAAACCATGTTCCTTAAAGGCGAATGTCCGTTTGTGCAAATCTGCCCTGTGCCACAATACGATTATTATTGGGGCGCCTCTGAGGTTTCAAAGTTAACCAACCTACAAACCTTGCGTAATACCCGTATGGCAGAGATTTTAGACATTTTGGCACGTCAAACCAAGCCACCAAGAGTGTTTTCGGGCTTGGGCGGTATTTTGGATGAGAAATTTAGTGCATTAAACTTTCCAGGCACCCATATT